CCCGTGTCAAAAGAAGAACCAACAACAAGTACTTCACATGCGGACATTTCACTAAATTACATAGACACCTACATAACTAATAATGGACCATTTTATGGACTTTTGGGATATTCTCAAGGAGCAGCTATGGCATCTGTATTATTAGCATATAAACCAAGTATATCATTTGAAAAGGTTTTACTTTTTAACGGATATTTACCAACCACGCACCTTGGTCTTATTTCAACTATTAATAACAATAGTTCATATTCAACAAAAACATTAATATTTTTAGGTGAAAAAGATATATATTTTTATGAATTAGGACTTGATATAAAAAGTATTTATAACAATTATACAGAAATAATTAGCACTACTACTGGTCATCATTTACCATACTCTACAGACAACACTTTCATTGATGTTAAAAATTTTATTAGTTCGATCTAGGTGGACACGTTAGCAAATTTGTGTCTATTATCGGGTAACTATCGGGATCTATGATATTCAAGTTTTCTAACGCAGTTTTCTTTAAATTATCATCAAATATGGAACACAGTTTAATATGATTACTTGGATCTCTAGACTGTTTAGCTGTATTATATAAAGTATTATATCCTTCTTTTGAATACCCTAATTGTTTAGTTAATGCTATGTGTCTTAAAAATGAAAGATAAGGTATTATTGATTTACTACTTTTTTCTAAAATGTCGTCTTTTATATCTGAATTTTCAAGTAACTTTTCTAGCGCATCATTCTTACCTCCCCCTAAAAAATTAACATATTTTAAAATCTTTTTCATTTCACTGTCCGTGTAAGTTTTATCTTTTTCAATAGCCGGTAAACCTTTCAATAATTTTATATATTTGTCATAATTTAGCTTTTCTTTATTTTCTTTTATTTCTAATATACTAAGCATTGTATCACTACATTCTGTAATTGTTAACAAAGATTTACCACTTTCTCTTTGAAGTTCAGTGATAAAACTTGTAAAATATTCAACGAATTTTTCATTTTCATTACTTTTACTTTTCAAAAACGTGCAATAATTTTTAATGTCTTCTATTTGTGATGAATTGTAATATGATTTTTTCGTGGGTAGTTTTTTAATCAAATCAATTAACTTGGTGTATTCAATTACACGTTTTTTGTAAATTTCTGTTCCTGGAAGATAACCTGTAAAGTATAATCCTGTCACTAGTGACACTAATAATACTATTATAATTATAATCATAGTCATTGGACTCCCTTTTTTAGGACCATAGTAGTAATTATTCATTTAATATTAATTACTATTTTTAAATGATGTGTTCAAATATAACAAACTAGGAAGCATGCAATTTAATAAAATAATTTATCAATTGGTATAGGAATTCCTTTAGTATTGTTGTTGTGATCCTCACAAAATGTTTTATTTTTATTAGCATATTTTGTGCATTTTCTAAAGACGTGACTTGTTTTGTTGTATGTTTTAATCTTACAATAACCTTGACATCTATGTCTTTTTGTTTTTGTGTTAATAACTATTTTCTTTAATTTTTCATTTATTTCTTTTTCTTGTTGTTTTATTGTTTTTTTCAATTCATTGTTCATTTTTTTCTCAAGAATTTTCAATTTTGAAGACAACATTTATTATAATATTTTTTTAATTTTAGTGCATAAGGATTTGTTAAGTACAACATGAATACCCACAATGGAATATCTGGATATATACTTTGCATGTGTTTTATAGGATTTGTAAGTAACATTGTTTTTTTTTCAAATTTAAATGAAAAATACAATATTGGTAATAAAAATGATGCAATAATATTTTTTCTGTTTACTTTCTTTTTGTTTACACAAATTAAAGTAATCATTGGTAACCAATGAAAAAGAATATCACCTAATTTAACATATTTTTCATTACCGTTTGTATACTTATTTGCAATACTTTTAGTATAAAATTGTGACATAATTGAGCCTGATAAAACAACCCCTATATTTATTGGAATCATTGTATTTGTAGTATTATTCATAATACCTAATACATTCATTACATTGATTATAAAAGTAAGAGGAGGATTCATGTACAAAACATATTAATTATACTTAAGCACATTCATTAAATTTCATTTGTAATTAAAAAATTACTTAAGTTTTAAATATACTATTAAAACAAAACGAGATGGAATACTACGAATTACCAGCATATGAAGACAAGAATGCAAATATTAAACTCATGGGATATAAGGGTAATAACTTAAAAAGAATTAGTGGAATACTAAACATTAACAACATTTGGTTGGATCTAGAAAATGGTGTTCTGCGTATTTATACAGAAAACATCAGAAAAATTGAAAAAACAAAAAAGTACTTTAGTAAATATCTTGCAAAGTTTCATGAAAATTATGTTAAATTTAATAATCCCTGTAAGAAACGACGCATCTTTTAAAACAATATTCTACCTTTTTTAGGTGTTGGAAGATTATTATTTTGTGTCATTAATGTTATATTAGATAAGACACTATCATTTTTATTATAAAAACGTTTGAATTGATTAACGTAAGTTTTTTCGTTATTTATAGTATTCCCTGTTTTTCTTCTATTAAAGTTCGTCAAATATATTTTTGAAATAATATTACCATTGTATTCAACAAGTAATTGTCTTTTCAATGGTGCAAATACATCAACTTTACCACCTGGTTTTTTCAATCTGGATTCTGCCGCGTTCAAATTACTATGTGTCATACCAACTTTATGTAATCTGTTCAATTGTTCAGAAAGCATTCTGAACGCACCAGATGAAACATGGGTTGTCAAACGTCTACCACTTGGAAAAGGATGTAAAGGTTTCATAGTTACTTTATATTTTCTTTTTGAATTATCAAATGTTGGTTGTTCAATTAACAAAGAGTTAACAATATTTTGTGGATAAACAATGCTATACCTTTGGGCCTCATTTTCACTAACGTATTTTACTACTTTATTGGTATATTTTATTAAGTTTGGATTCTCATTATTACTGTTCATTATTAATAGAATTATAAAAACTTTGAACGCTACAATGTTCGATTTCATTTTCAATTTCATTTTCAAATATTGATGTTACTGTACATGTTTTCAATTCATTTTGTAACAAATTATATAATTTCATACACGTGTTTTTAGACTTACAAAATGCAATAATGTCAAGTATATTTGAAACATACGTATTTTGTGTATTTTTTGTGTAATTATTTTTAACATTTAACAATACTTTTTCAGTTAAAGCAAATGATATTAACAATGATAAAAATTCTTCTTTTAAATGTATGTTATGATATTTCAATATTGGTATCATTGTTTTTAATACAAGTATCATGTTTGGTGGTCCTTTAAAACATTCACAACATTCTTCTATAATGAGTTGTAATGTTTTTTCATCGCAATCATTTTCAGAATTTTTAACAGAAAGTGTGATTAATTCTGGAAAGTCTTGATATTGATAAGCTTTAATCCATTGATTTATCAACAAAGGATTAATATAATATACAATACCATAATCGTAAATTACCAATTTGAATTCGTTTTCTACAACACGGACTTTCCAATTTCCTGTATGTAAGTCTCCGTGAATATACCCATATATGCATGAATTTTGTCGTTGAAAAGACAATAGACTTAATGCAATTTTTTGTTTTAACAATGGATTCTCTATAGTGCTATAATCAAGACCTTCTTCATAAGTCATAATTATTATGTCTTTACAATGCTTCAATAACTTTGGAACAACTATGATACTATCATTTTCATAGTGTTTGTATATCATTTGTAAATTTTCAGCTTCATTGTTATAGTCAAATTGCAATTTTATGTTTTCTAGGAAATCATTTACATTAAATTGTCTAAATAAAAACTTGTTACATAGTTTTAATACAAATGATGTAAATTTATAATCTTTCATCAAGTTTGGATGCAAAACTTTCATTATTGCCTGTTTGTCATTGAATGTTCCCTTGTACACTTGTCCAACTGATCCACTTGCAATTGGAGTACTGCTTTCAAGTATAAATGAGTTTGTTTCATTCGTATTCAAAGAACACCCTAAATTTTCGTAATATATTTTTTTTGTGTATTCTAAGGAATGTTCTGGACAATTTTCTAAAGTCTGTATTAATTCCTTGCACAAACTACCGTTGTTTTTACTTGACATGTCATATCTCATTGCATACCATTGACCAAATTTAATCGGTACTGCACCACAATTAAACATAGATTTTACAAGTGTATTGGAAAGCTTGTTATTAATTTTGTTTGCAAATTTTAGTCTAAGAAGAACAAAGCTCAATTTAAATAAATTTATTATTCTAACAAACATGATAAATATATTTAAATAATAATTACTTTTTAAATGTTTTTAAAACTATTCAATTCTTTATAACAAATTCTACACCATAGTCTACCACTGAATCTAGATCTGTTATAGTTTCTAGGTAATTTTTACCTTTTGTTGCTAAACCATATTCCTTTTCATATTCCTTTATGTTTTGATTGTTGTTACTTGGAATTTCCTTTATTAAACCATTTGAAATTACCTTTTCTATTAAACGATCTATTACATTGTGTCTTAATTTTCCTAAAGAATTAATACGTGCATCATCACCAAAAACTGCATCACTCCATAAGTTTTCAAGAGTTAAACCTTCTTCATATTGCAATCTATAACAAATTCTAGATGCTACAATATGATAATAATTAGGTTTAATTACAATTTTCTGTATTTTATTAGATTTATTTACATTTTTTTCATTGTTATTGACTTTTTTTTGGATTTCAGCACATAATTTCTCCTTACTCATAGAATTGTAACCTTTTATTGCCATCTTTTTTGCAATTTCTTTTAATTCGGGAATTGTATATGCATTTGGCATTGTCTTAGATTTACGCACACAACGTGATTTATTGAACATATTGTATTATATACATATATATATATTTTTATATTTGTATGTATTTAGAACAATGCTACATGTGGATTTTGTGCAGTTTCTGTAATAAGAAGGCTAAGGATACCAATCATAGCTGCTCGTCCATTCCATTTTTCTGCTTCAGGTTCAAAGAATCCCCAAGGAGACACACCAGTATCTTTAGGATTACTTGCAGTTCCTACAATAGTAAGACTCATAACACATGCAGCAAGACCAATGTTGTCCATAAATTGCGCACTAATTGGTTGATGATTTACTACTTCTTCAAGCACTGCACTAGTAAAACCAATCATGGCACAACGTCCATTTACTTTTTCAGCTTTTGTAACAAACTTGTAAAAGTCTTCTTTAATGAATTTAGCTTTAGGTTGAATGGTATTTGATTTCTTAATAGAACATCTAATTGTGTTTTTGTGTACATAAATAGAAGTCGGAATCTTACCTGTCAATGAAAGTGTTGTCATTTTGTACTATATTAAACTAATTATTCTTTAAACCATTTACGTTAGAAAATGATTAATTTAATGTCTATAATTTCAATGGAAAACATTGAAACTCGTGTAGAAGCTTTGGAAAAGAAAATGCAAGATCTTGAAAATCTTCTTAAAAAACAAGCTAAAAAAGAACGCAAAGAAAATTCGGAACCACGTAAGTTGACTGAATATCAGCTATTTATGCAGAAAAATATAAAACAAATCAAAATTGAAAAACCAGAAATTTCTCATAAAGATGCTTTCAACGAAACAATTCAGAAATGGAAAAGCAGAAATGACTAAATTAATGTTTAAGTTGTCTCATGATTTCCTTGGTTTTTCTGTATTGTATTTCTAACGATTGAAGTTTTGAAAAATTATTTTTAGACGTACTCAAATTCCTTTTTAGATTATCTAATTTTACTTTATATTCATTACATTGTTTAAGTGCCAATTCTATATGTTTTTTTTCAGCTTTAATTTTTTCAATTTGTTTTATAGAATTTTTTAATTGGAACCTTTTAGTATTTAAGTTCACTAAATTTTTTTGTAGGCTTTTAAATTTTCTTAAGTTGTTGTTAGGTGCTGCTCCATTATTTGTACTAGTCAATAGGGGAACCTTCTTGGGCATTACAGTAACCACGTTGAAATTAGGGCCTACATCTACTAAA